GGCGGCGGTGACGTGTTCGCCGCAAATGCCATTTACACCCGCCTGAAAGACAACGCGGCGAAAATCACCGTGAAAATCGACGGTTGGGCCGCATCTGCGGCGACGATTATTGCAATGGCGGGCGACAGCATCGAAATTCCCGGAAACGGCGTTTTCATGGTGCATGACCCGGCGTTGGGGCTGTTGGGCTACTTCAACGAAACGGAACTTGCGAAGATGACCGATGAATTAAAGGTCATCAAGCAGTCTATCGTGAACGCCTATACCCTGAAAACGGGAAAGGACGCGGCGGACGTTGCCGCAATCATGGCGGCTGAAACGTGGTACGACGGCAAACAGGCCGTTGACGCGGGTTTCTGCGACAAACTTATGTTTGAGGACGCGGAAACGACCGTGGAAAATGCGGCGAAAGTCGTTGTGAACAGCGTTTCCCTCGACCTGACGCGCTTTCCGAATATGCCTGTATCGTTGTTAAACCGCATGACGGCCCGCACGCCCGGCGGTTTTTCAAATAAAACCAACCATAAAAATACCGAAAAGGAGCGAAACACAATGGACGGAATCGAAAAAATCACTACGGTTGACGGCCTGAAAGCGGCTTTCCCCGACCTGACGCGTCAGATCGAGGACGCGGCGACAACTGCGGAGCGCAAGCGCATTCAGGACATTGAAGACGTGGCGCTTGCGGGCTATGAGAGCATCGTAAACGACGCGAAGTTCAACAACCCCATTGCGGCGGGTGACGTGGCAAAAGCTATCGTTGCCGCGCAGAAGAAGCAGGGCGGAACTTACATCAAGAACCGCGACGACGACGCGCAGAAGAGCGGTGCGGGCGACGTTGGAGCGGGCGCACATGAGGGCGCAGGCGATGACGGCGGCGACAATGACGTTGACAAGGCCATTGACAAGCTGTTCCCCGCGACGAAGTAAAGGAGGAAACACAATGTACGAAATCCAGAAAGACCAGAGCGTACCCGTGAAGTTTTTCGCCGGAGAATACCCCGTTGTTACGGCGGTCAAGGCTGTTGCCGCCGGGAAGAGCGTCAAGCAGTACGAACCCGTCAAGCTGACGGACAACGGCATTGAACCCGTTGTAAAAGTCGCCGCAAGCGAAGCCGTGAGCGGCACAAGCACCCCGGCGAAGTCCGAGTATGAGAACACCACGGCGGGAATTTACGGCATCGCCGCAACCGCCGCAGAAGCCGCGGAAGAAGTCGTCGTCTACCTGACGGGCGAATTTTTCGCGGACGCTATCACCTTGCCGGAGGGCGTGACCGCCGATACGCTGGCAAAGGCGTTCCGCAATATCGGAATCTTTTTGAAGTAAAGGAGCAAAGAGAAATGGCTATCGAAACAACTATTTACACCCCGCGCACGCTGGGTAAGCTGATTACCAGAATGCCCCCCGTGCATACTTTTTTCCGCGATACCCTGTTCAAGAACCGCCGCACTTTCCCCACGAAGAGCGTTGACGTTGACTTCAAGAAAGGAAGCCGCGCCCTCGCACCGTTCGTTCACCCGAAAGTCGGTGGCAAGGTGGTTCCGAACAGCGGCTATCAGACGAAGACTTACACCCCCGTTCTGCTGGCCCCTGACAAAATCACCACCGTTGACGACCTGCTGAACCGTTCTGCGGGTGAAAACCCGTACAGCGGCAGGACCCCCGCGGAGCGTGCCGTTGAGAAGCTGGCGGACGACCTGCGCGAACTGAACGAAATGATCGTGCGCCGCGAAGAGTGGATGGCGGCTACCGCCATTTTCACCGGGCAGATTCCCATTATCGGCGAGGGCCTGAACGAAGTTATCGACTTTGACTTCACCAACAAGGAAACCATCGTCAGCGCTGAAAAGAAGTGGGACGCTGATACTTCCGACCCGCTGGGCGATTTGGAGCGCTGGCGCGAAGCCGTCCAGAAAGAGGGCTTTGTGAACTGCAATATCTGCATCATGGCAAAGGACGTTGCGAACGCTTTTGTGAACAACGCAAAGGTCAAGTCCGTTTTGGACGTTCGCGCCTATGATTTGGCAGTCATCAAGCCCCGCGAACTGCCGAACGGCCTTACCTACATCGGCACTATTCACAAGCTGGGCCTTGACATCTACCAGTATAACGAGTGGTATCTGGACAACTGGACCAACCCCAACGCCCCGACGCAGAAGCCGCTTGTTCCCGACGGCACGCTTGCCATGCTGTCTACCGAAGCGGAGTATTCCATCTACTACGGCGCAATCACCATGATTCCCGAAGAGGGTAAGACGTTTGTTACCGTGGAGGGCGACCGCGTGCCGCAGACGTGGGTTGAGCGCCGCCCGGACCGCCGCTTCCTGCAAGTCAACAGTAAGCCGCTGACCGTTCCCCATGAGGTCAATAGCTGGTACGTTGCAAAGGTCCTGTAATGAACTTCAAAGCGCAGGTTGAACGGGACCTTACAGCGGTATTCCATAACGCCCGCGAACACGCCGACGTTATGGAATTCTGGATTGACGGGGTGCGCTACAAAGGCCCTGTCGTCATTGATGACGGCGGCGCACAGGACAGGAAAAAGCCGTCTACGGACCATGTAGACGGCTTGGTTCTTGTTGACCTTGTTGTATATGTCCCGCTATCCCTGTTGAAGACAATTCCACAAAAGGGCCTGAATATGGAAATCGGCGACCACATTTACCAAATCACAAAGGTTCACCCGGAAGCCGGGGAAATCGTTCTTTATTTGGAGATGCTGACCGAATGATTACTATTACAGCCGAACAGATCGAGCGGGTCAACCTGATTTTATCGGGTGTTCCCGGCGGCATAGAAAAGGCGCTGTCAAGCACTATCCGCCGGGCGAACAACACTGTTCGTTCTGAAACCCTAAAGGGCATCACGACCGTTTATGCAATCACGCGGCAGAACGTCCGGGCGGAAACGACAATCAAGGTCCGCACACAGTCCAGCGACGGCGGAATTGTCGGAACTGTTCTGTTTGCGGGCCACAAGATACCGCTATACCGCTTCAACGTATCGCCGACAATTCCTATCCAACGGGCTACCGTGTCGGCGGCGGTGCTTGCCGGAAACGGGCGCACGCCGTTTCAAGACGCGTTCATTGCGAGAATGCAAAGCGGACATACAGGTATGTTCGAGCGCGACGGTTCAAAGCGCCTGCCTATCAGCGAGTTCATGGGACCGTCTACGGCACAGATGGCGGGAAACAGTATCGTTCTTGCCGACGTGGAGGAAAAGGCACAAGAGGTCATCAACAAGCGCGTTGAACACGAAATCACCCGCATTCTGAACGGGTACGGAGGTTGAACGCATGACACCTTTACAACTGCTTGACGCGCTGGAAGCGTTTGTGAAGCAAGAAACAAAAGACATTCTTTTACCCGTCCGGGTGGACCGCAAGAGTGGAGAGAACAAGGAACGCGCGGCGGAGGTCTACAAAATGCGCCTGCCGAACAAAACCGCGCAAACGGAGCGGGTCCCCTACCTGCTGTTGCAGTACATCAAAAGCACCGACACGCAGGAACAGGGACAGGACCCGGAAAGCGAATGCATCGTGCGTATCGTCGCCGCCACCTATTCGGAGGACGAAAGCGAGGGCGCAATGTGCGTCTTGAACCTGCTGACGCGAATTCGTGTCGCCCTGCTGAAAGATGGCGTTGTCGGCGGGCAGTTCGTCTTGAAATCTCCACTTGAAATGATTGTGTACCCGGACAGCACAGCCCCTTACTATTTGGGCGAAATGATGACGAAATGGACCATGCCGATTATCGAAAGTGAGGTTCAACAGATATGGCAGTAGAATTCAAGTCCAGCATGAGCAAAAACGAACTGCTGGAAATTGCCGCGGAACACGGCATCGAAGCCGACGACAGCATGAAGAAAAACGACATTCTAAAACTGCTGGAACAGGCACGCGCCGCAGAGGGCGCACAGGAGCCGCAAGACGGCGCAGAAACGCCCCCGGAGGGTAACGACCCGGAGGAGGGCGACGAAGCAACACAGGAGCCGCAGGACGGCGCAGAAACGCCCCCGGAGGGTAACGACCCGGCGGCGGGCGACGAAGCGACACAGGAGCCGCAGGACGGCGAGGAAAGCACTACCGGGGACAGCGACACAGAGCCGCCCGCAGAGGACGCGCAGGAAGCCGCCCCGGAGGGCTACGGCCTGTTCGTGTATGCCGGTCCCTCCCTCCCACACGGACGCTTGAAAGAACACGCCGTATTCAACGGTACGTTCGAGGACGTGAAAGCCTACCTTGCGGACGTGCTGGAAGACTACCCGCAGGCGGAACGTCTGATCGTTCCCGTGGAGCGGCTTTCCGCGTTTGCCGCAAAGGTCAAGACCCCCGGCAATATCGCGCACAAGTATTACAACGACATTGTTTCGACAATGCGAGGAAACAAGGAGGTATAAACGATGGCAAACTATTTTCACGGCGTTTCGACGCGTCAGAACGACACGTCGATTTCTACCCCTGTAACCGCCGATTCTGGTATTGCGTTCGTCGTCGGCGCGGCCCCCGGTCATACCGTGGGCGGCGCACCGAACGACCCTATCATGTGTCAGTCTTACGCGGAAGCCGTCGCCGCTTTGGGGTATAGCGACGATTGGGAGAAGTACACAATCTGCGAAGCTATCTATTCGCAGTTCAAGCTGTACGGCGTGGCCCCTGTGGTGTTCGTGAACGTGCTTGACCCTGCGAAGCACAAGAAGAGCGTCGCAGAACAGAACTACCCCGTCGCAGACGGAAAAGTTCTGCTTCCCCTCGAAGCCCTGAAAAACACGGTCAAGGTGACAAGCTACACCGCCGGGACCGACTATGAACTTTTCTATGAGGGCGAAAACCTGATTCTTGAAGTTCTGGACGGCGGCAGTATTCCCGCTGAAACGGGAGAACTGACAATCACGTTCGACGCGGTGGACCCCTCCAAAATCAACGAAAACGACATTATCGGCGGTTTCGATACCAGCACGAAGAAGTATTCCGGTCTTGAACTGATCGACAAGGTTTTTCCGAAATACGGCATCGTCCCCGACCTTATCGTTGCCCCCGGCTGGTCCGACAAATCCAACGTCGCGGCGGTTATGACTGCAAAGGCGGACGCAATCAACACCGTGTTCACGGGTGCAAAAGCCCTGATCGACGCGGACACCAACACCGTTCGCCACTATGCGGACGTTCCCGCATGGAAGAAAACGCAGAACATGAACAGCAAGGCGGAAATTCTCTGCTGGCCTATGTTCGGGCTGGGCGACCGTGCGTTTCATGCGTCCGTCCACGCCGCGGGCCTGATGGGAAAGACCGATTCGGACAACGGCGGTTGCCCGGCGGAAAGCCCGTCGAACAAGTCCTTGCAGATCGACCGCGCTATGCTTGCGGACGGAACGACTGTGCTTCTCGATCTCGCGCAGGCAAACTACCTGAACAGTAACGGTATCGTTACGGCGCTGAACTTCATTGGAAGCTATGTGCTGTGGGGCGACGAAACCGCCTGTTTCCCCGCCGATACGGACGTGAAGAACTACTTCATTTCCGTTTCCCGTATGTTCGGTTGGGTTGCCCGTTCTGTCATTCTTACTTATTGGAGTAAGATCGACAAGAAAATGACGCGCCGCCTTATCGACAGTATCGTTGATTCCGTAAACATTTGGCTGAACGGCCTTGTTTCGGAAGAAAAGCTGTTGGGCGCACGCGTGGAGTTTCTGGACGAAGAGAACAGCACGACCGCGCTTATGGCGGGCAAGGCTGTTTTCCATATCTACATGACCCCCGCAAGCCCCATGAGGGAATGCGAATTCGTCCTTGAATACGACGCGGACTATGTGACTGCGGCGCTGTCGGCGTAAGGAGGTAAAGAACAATGAAAATTGAAAACGGCGTAACCAACTTTGCCGTATATGAGGACGCGACCGAATATTACGGCATGGCAGAAGTCACACTGCCTGAAATCACGCAGATTTCGGAAGAGGTCAAGGGAGCGGGCATCGCAGGTACGTTCGATGGAACGTTTGTCGGACACCTTGAAGCTATGTCCCTGACCCTGAATTTCCGTTCCGTCACTACGGACGCTATCAAGCTGGCAGAGCCGCGCAAGCACCAGCTTGATTTGCGGGCGGCCCAGCAGTCTTGGGATAACAGCACGGGCCGCTATGTCCAGCAGGCCGTGAAGCACGTCCTTGTCGTCAATCCGAAAAAGTTTGCCCCCGGCAAACTGGCCCCGGCATCTTCCGCGGAAGCGTCCGGCGAATATCCCGTGACCTACTACGCAACGTACATCGACGGTAAAAAGGTTCTGGAAATCGACATTCTGAACTTTATCTACTACGTCAACGGCGTTGATTACCTCGAAGACGTGCGAAAGGCACTTGGCAAGTAAAACCCGGCGGGGCTTCCCGCTGGGTTTTATTATGCCCTTTTCTGTATCTGAAAATATGAATTTCTAAATCGGAGGAATTGACAATGAGTGAGAACATCAAAAACACCGCCGCAGAGAGCGCACAGAACGCCGCAGGCGCGGCGGAAGCTGTCACCCATGATATGACCGCGGAAGCCGTAAACGAACCCGTACAGGCTGACGCAGGCGTTTATACGCACACGTTCAAGAAGCCTTTCGAGTACGCAGGCGAAACCTATACGACCATGACGTTCGATTTCGAGAAAATGACGGGCCGCGACATGGTTTCTATCGAAACCGAAATGCAGATGAACAATGAATACTGCCTTGCGCCGGAAGTGTCCCGGAGTTTTCAGGCGAAAATGGCGGCAAAGGCCGCGGGTATCGGTAGCGACGTTCTCGACGCTATGCCTATCAAGGACTTTAACCGCATCACCAACGCGGCAAGGAGTTTTTTAATCGACACGGGCTATTAAAAAGCCCGGCGAAGTGGTGGCGGCGGGAGTGCTTCAAGCTGGCGCAGGCAACGTATACGCCCGTCCCGTTCTGGCTTGATATGAACATGACGGAAATTACGGCGTGGATTGAGGACATAAACGCCGCCGCGAAACAGAAATAGACGAAAAGGGGTGGTGAATTTGGCTGGACGAAAAGAATATGAACTGCTTTTCAAACTGCAAGCGGCTTTGGGCGGCAACTTCAACACGGTTTTTCAAAGCGCGTTGAACACCACGAAGCAAATGCAGAACAGCCTAACGAAGCTAAATTCCATCACCGGGAAAATCGACGCTTACAAAAAACAGGAAGCCGCCCTTGAATCGAACCGTCAAAAGCTGGAACGCCTGACCGCAGAGCATGACAAACTCCAACGGGAAATGAGCGAAACCGCCGCCCCGTCGGAAGAACTGCGGCAGAAGATGGCGAAGAATGAAAAGCAGATCGCCGCGACAACTGCGAAAATCGAAGCGCAGGAACAGCGGTTGCAGACGCTTGGTTCCGAACTGTCCGCCGCAGGCGTTAACACGGCGAATTTGAGCGCGGAGAATGAACGGCTTGCAAAGACCTATGACAAGGTAAAGAAAAGTCAAGAGGAATTGGCAAAGGTAAGCGCCGCCCTTGAGCAGAACAACGCGGCAATCTCAAAAACGAAGACACAGCTTGCGGGAACGCTTGGGACCCTTGCCGCGCTGGGCGGCGCTATCTATGCCGGACCCGTGAAAAAGGCTGCTGAATTTGAAGCCCAAATGTCAACCGTCAAGGCCATTTCCAACGCATCGGCGGACGACATGAAGCGGCTTTCAGAGGAAGCGAAGCACATGGGCGCGACAACGAAGTTCACCGCAGTTGAAGCCGGAAAAGCCCTTGAATATATGGCTATGGCAGGTTGGAAGACCGACCAAATGTTGGGCGGCTTGCCCGGCATTATGAACCTTGCCGCCGCGTCCGGCGAAGACTTGGGGCAGGTTTCCGACATTGTAACGGACGCACTGACAGCGTTCAATATGACGGCGGACCAGTCCGGGCGCTTTGCAGACGTACTCGCGCAGGCATCTTCCAATGCGAACACCAACGTTTCCATGATGGGCGCGACGTTCCAGAAAGTAGCGCCCGTGGCGGGCGCGTTGGGCTACTCTGTGGAAGATATGTCACTTGGAATCGGCTTGATGGCGAATGCGTCCATCAAGGCAGAAGTCGCAGGCACAAGCCTAAAGACGGCCCTTGCTAACATGGCAAAGCCAACAAAGCAAATGCAAGCCTACATGGACAAGTACGGAATCAGCCTGACGAATGCGGACGGGAGCATGAAGACGTTCCGCGAGGTCATCGACAATCTGCGGTCCAGTTTGGGCGGGCTTTCCGAATCCGAACAGGTGGCGGCGGCTACCGCCATTTTCGGCAAAGAGTCTTTCGCAGGTATGCTTGCTATCGTAAACGCAAGCGACGCCGATTTCAAGAAACTGTCCGATTCGGTCAACAACGCCGCAGGCGCGGCGGAGCGCATGGCACAAATCAAGCTGGACAATTTCGAGGGTAAAGTTACCCTGCTGAAATCCGCATTCGAGGGCCTGCAAATCGCGCTGGGCGACGCGCTGTTACCGACATTCACACAGGGAGCGGAGAAAGCCGCCGAACTGATTTCCAAACTGACGGAATTTATCAACGCAAACCCGGAACTTGTGCGGACCATCGTAAAGGTGACGGCGGGGCTGTTGGCATTCAAGGCCGCGGCCCTGACTGCAAAGTTGGGCTTTCTTGAACTAAAAGGCGGCGTGCTGACCATTCAAAAGGTCATGGCGCTTTTCAAGGGAAAGACAGCACTTGCGGGCGTGGAAGCCGTCGGGTTCGCAGGAAAGGTCAAGGGCGTTGCAAAGAGCGTGACCGGGTATTTCGGCGGCATTGGGTCCGCGGCGGGCGGTGTAGGCCGCGCGTTCGGGCAAATGTTCAGCGGAACAAAAATCGGCGGCGCGTTCTCCAAAATCGGCGGCGCGGCGGGCGGCGTATTCTCGAAGCTGTTTTCGGGAATGGGCGGCGTTGCGACGCGGGCATTCACAGGCGTTGCCGGGACAATCACCAATATATTAGGCAAGGCCGGGACCGCTGTTGCGGCGGGTCCGCTGGGTAAAATCGGTTCCGTTATCGGAAAGGGTTTCGGGAAAATAGGAACCCTGATTGCCCCGCTTCAAAAGCTGGGCGGCGCTGTCTTGGGGCCGTTCAGCGGCATTCTTGGCAAAGTGCTTCCCGTGGTGGGCGTTATTTCGCTGATCGTTGCCGCGGTCCAAATCCTACGGGACAATCTGGACAAGGTGCGCGAAGTCGTAGGCCGGGTGTTCGGTGACGCTGGACTTGTCATTTTCGACAAGGTGGTTGCGGCAATAACAAACATCGGCGATACGATACGCAACGTCTTCACGGACGGCAACTTGGGCGGCGCACGGCAATTCCTGATAAACCTGTTCGGAGAGGAAGCAACGGGCGTTATCGACGGGGCCATTACGATTTTACAAACCGTCTGGAATATTCTTTCCGGGTTCATCGAGTTTGTGAACACCTATGTTCGCCCGATTGTGGAGCAAATCTTTTCTTTCATCGTCGGGACCGTGCTTCCGCAGATCGCGCAGGCGTTCGCAGAGTGGGCACCGACTATCGCTTCTATCCTGCAAGGACTTGCGGAAGTGGTTTCCACCATTGCAACGGCAATCATGGCAGTTATTCAATTCCTTATGCCGACGATACAAAGCATCATCGGCGTTGCGCTTGAAACCATCAAGGGCGTTGTATCTGGTGCGCTGACAGCGATAAAGGGCCTTGTAGACGTTTTCGCAGGCATCTTCACGGGAGATTGGACCCGTGTTTGGGAGGGCGTGAAAAGCATATTCAGCGGCGTTTGGAATTCTCTAAAGAGCATTGCAAGCGGCGTACTGAACGGCATTATCAGCCTTGTAAACGGCGCGATTTCCGGCTTGAACAAGCTGAAAATCCCTGATTGGGTCCCCGGCATCGGCGGAAAGGGCATCAACATTCCGTTAATACCGCAATTTGCAACAGGTACAGACAGCACGCCGGACACGTTCATAGCTGGTGAGCAGGGCGCGGAACTTATCACCAACGCAAAGAACCGAAGCGTATTCACCGCGGCGCAGACGGGAAGCATCTTCCGCAATCTTGCGGACACGGTAAACGCTATTCGCACCGCAGGGGCCGCGCCGTATCAACTGGCCTATGCGGGAGCGCCCAGCGTTGCCGCACCGACCCTGAACGCAGGCGACGGCAGAACGTCCGTCGTCATTCACAGCGCACCCGTGTTCCACGTCGGCAACGACGCGCAGGCACAGGACATTGAAGAAATGCTACGCCGCCACGACGAAGAGTTGTTGGACGAAATCGACGAGCGGGAGCGGCAAAGACAGGACGACGAAAGGCGGCGGAACTATGACTAAATACACCACAATAGCCGGGGATATGTGGGACGGCATCGCCTATAAGACATTGGGCGACGAAGCCTACACAGACCGACTTATGAAGTTGAACCCGCAGTACCGCCGCACTTTCGTTTTTCCCGCCGGAATCACACTGACAGTTCCAGAGCCGGAAACGCGGGTTTCCTCTGACCTGCCGCCGTGGAAGCGAGGGACTGCCGAATGAATGCACGAAGAACCGCTGTCCGCCTGACCTTTGCGGGGGTGGACATTTCGACCGACATAAACAAGCATCTTCTTTCGCTGACCTACACGGACAACGAAGAGGATAAAACGGACGACCTGCAACTATCGCTTGATGACCGCGAGGGCGTGTGGCTGGGAAACTGGCTGAACACACCCGGCGCGTCAAAGGGCGTGGAAATCTCCGCCGTCATCGTTCAAAAGAATTGGGAATCCAACGGGAAAGACCGTGTGCTTGACTGTGGCGTTTTTGAAATCGACACCGTGGACGGGAGCGGCCCGCCCGCAAAAGCGACCATCAAGGCCGGGTCCATTCCCTACAAGTCCACCGTGCGGACGCAGAAGAAAACGAAAGCATGGGAGAACTACACGCTTTCCAGCATCGCAAAGGAAATTGCGGGAAAAAACGGGCTTACCTGTATGTTTGAATCCGCGTTCGACCCTCTGTATACCCGGAAAGAGCAGATACAGGAATCGGACATCACCTTTCTTCAACGGCTTTGCAAGGCCGCGGGAATCAGCCTGAAAGTTACCGCAAAAATCATCGTTCTTTTCGACGCGGCGGCTTATGAGCAGAAAGACGCGGTGCGCGTCATCAAGCGCGGGACGGCGGACGTTAGTTCGTGGTCCTTTTCAACCAGCTTGCACGACGCGTCATATGGCAAGTGCCACGTTTCCTATACCGACCCAACGACGGGAAAGACCATCGAATACACCTACACCCCGCGAAACGCGGATAAGGACGGTCAAGTTCTGGAAGTGAACGAAAAGGTTTCCAACAGAGAGGAAGCCCGGCAACTGGCAATGAAGCGCCTGCGGCAGAAGAACAAGGGCGAATTCAAGGCATCGTTCAAACTGACCGGGGACGCGCGGCTTGTGGCTGGCATCACGGTTCAGGTATCGGGCTACGGCGCGTTCGACGGGAAATACATCATAGAAACGGCGACGCATTCCGTGTCAAAGAGCGGCTATAAAACCGATTTGACGCTACGCCGGGTATTGGAGGGGTATTGATGGCCGATCTATCAGTTTTGAAAAATATCGTGAGGACGGGCCGGGTTTCATCGGTCAACGCCGGGAACCGCACCGCCCGCGTCACGTTCGAGGACAAGGGGCAATCGCCGCTTGTATCGGGGGAACTAAAGGTCATCAAGAACCCGCCGTTCATTCCGGCAAAGGGAGCGGCGCAGAGGACGGAGAGCGAAAGCGGCGGAAGCGGTGAAGCCGCCTTTGCCGCCCATTCGCACGCCGTCAAAATAGCCCCGTGGTTGCCGTCGCCGGGCGACTATGTTTTATGCCTGTATATCCCGACGGACGACGGCGACGGGTTCGTGATTGGAGGGATATAAACAATGGCGCTTATCGGGAATTGGGGTGACTTCACGTTCTACGTTTCCGCAGACCAAATCAAGACGTTCGACAGTCTGAAATGGGACAGCGCGGCGAAGTATTCCACCCACGACCGACACTTACGGGAACCCCTGTTGGAATTCACCGGGACAGACGTTGAAACGATAACGTTTACCATGTTCTTTTCCGTGTTCTTGGGGGTAAACCCTATCAAAGAAATTGCAAGCCTGCTTCAAGCTATGCGGCGGGGCGAAGTAAACCGACTTGTCATCGGGCCGAAAGCCTACGGCACGAACAAATGGGTCATTACGAAGCTGTCAAATTCCTTGAAGCGGTTCGACCGATGGGGCAACCTGCTTGTCGCGTCGGTGAATGTTACGATGCAGTCTTACGCAGTCAGATAAGGAGGGCGGGAAATGGCATATATCGTGAAAGCCTTTACGCCCGGCAAACTCAACCTTGCGCCGGAAACGCTGGAAGAGGAAGTTTTGCAGAACGTCGCTATCATCGTGTCAACGCCGAAATTCTCTGTCCCACTCGATAGGGGGCTTGGGTTGGCGCAACGGTTCATCGACAAGCCGATACAGGTTGCACAATCTATCTTGATTTCGGAGGTTCTGGACGCGGTAGAAGAGTATGAACCGCGGGCAGAGGTAACAAACGTCACGTTTGAAGCGGGCGAAACGCCGGGCCTGCTGGTCCCTGTATTGGAGGTGAATATCGTTGACAACGAAGAGTAGAACATACCCCGACATTTCCTACGTCGAAACCGACACGGAAACCATCGTGAACACGCTGATACAGGGGTACGAAAAAATCGCCGGGCGCACGCTGTACCCGGCGGACCCGGCGCGGCTGTTCATTCTGTGGGTTGCCGATATTATCGTTCAAGAGCGGGTGAACATCGACTTTTCCGCGAAACAGAATATCCCGCGGTATGCAGAGGGCGAATATCTGGATTCCCTCGCGGAACTGTTCAAGGGCGCGGAGCGGTTGGAGCCTGAAAAGGCCCGAACGACCCTGCAATATACGCTTTCTATCCCGCTGGAAGTGGCAACGACCATTCCGGCAGGCACGCGGGCCACGCCTGACGGTGAAATCGTGTTCGCTACGCTGGAGGACCTGACAATTCCTGCGGGACAGCGGACCGGGAGCGTGGAAGCGGAGTGCCAAATAGAGGGCGAAAACGGAAACGGATTTATCCCCGGACAAATCAACCAGCCGATAGACATTTTCCCATACTACGAAAGCGTCGAGAACATAACGGAGAGCGCAGGGGGAGCAGACAGGGAAAGCGACGCGGCATTCTATGAGCGTATGCGTGAGAGCGTAGAAACCTATTCTACGGCGGGACCGCTGGGCGGGTATGAGTATTTCGCAAAATCCGCGTCGGCGCTGATCGCAGACGTGAAAGCAACGTCCCCGAAGCCGGGAGAAGTAGACGTGCGCGTTCTGCTGACAGGCGGCGAACTGCCGGGGGAAGAAATCTTGAAAGAGGTTTTGGACATTCTGAACGCCGACACGGTGCGCCCGCTGACGGACCATGTGACCGTCGCCGCGCCGCAGGCCGTTCCGTATAACATCGACGTGACCTACTACACGCAGGAGGGCGGCGCATTGAGCGCCGACACCATCGCGGCGGATGTTGCCGCGGCGGTGAAGTCTTTCCAGATGTGGCAGGCCGAAAAGATGGGACGGGACGTGAACCCATCCCAGCTTATCGCCTTGTTGATGCAAACGGGCGTGAAGCGTGTTGAAGTCCGTTCCCCCGTCTTTGCGGCTGTGGCAGACAACGCAGTTGCACAAGTCGGCACGGTTTCCGTCGTGAACGGAGGTGCGGAACGTGAATAACGAAGACTTCTATTCGGCAGACTTCACGAATTCGCTTCCGCCCGCGCTGAAAAACGACCCTGACATGATGGCGCTTGCACAGACCATTTCAGCGCAGTTGCAGACGACCGCGGCGGAAATCCGAAAGAACATCATTTACGCCCGTATCGACGAACTGGACGAAGCGACGTTGGACGTGCTGGCTTAT